GTATGAAGAAAGAATTGAATTTATTAAAAAAAATCTAGGGAGTTAGAGAAACTTTAATATTTATAATCAAATATATGATTATGACTAAAGAAGAAAGAAAACTTTATATGCAAGAATATAGAAAAACTGAAAAGTGGAAAACATCAAAGAAAGAATCTGATAAAAAGTATTATCAAAGAAATAAAAATCAACAAAAAATTCGTTCTCAAAAATGGAAAGAAGAAAATCTTGAAAAATTTTATGAGTATACCAAAGAATGGAGTAAAAATAATCCTGATAAAATAAAATATTCTCAAAAATTATATAGAGAAAATAACCCTCATTATAAGATTAGAAATTTATTCCATAATTTAAAAAAACAAAATTATCAAAATCTAATCAAACCCCAATTTGAACTTATAAAAAAACATATAGAAAATCAATTTAATAAAAATATGAATTGGGGTAATATTGAAATAGACCACAAAATACCAATTAGTTGGTTCAACAAAGAAACCCCAGATAACTTAATTAATGATTTAAGAAATTTACATCCTCTTCTTAAAGAAGATAATCGTAAAAAGGCTGCTAGTTATTGCAATGTAATTTCTCTTGAATATTTTTATGATATAAAAATGTATGTTAAAGAGGATAGGATCAAACAGATAATAGAAACCCTTTCTTTATAATATTTATATCAAAAATACTAAATTTAAAACATTAAAATAAAATGAACTTTAACGACAATTTTGATTTAAAAAAAGCTAAATCTTTTCTGTTAACTGAAAATTTCCAAATGGATGAAACAGAAAATTTGGAAGAAATGGCATCTTTCTATAGTATTAAACCAGGTATGGAAGATGAAGCTAAAGAAGCTATAGCTACAGTAAAAGCTAAATACAGACCAGGTACTGCTTTTTATCAAACTTTAGATGCTTTAGAAAAAGAAGGTGAAGTAGATTATAAAAAATTAGCTAAAGAAACAGGTAAAGATATCGCTACTTGGAATAAACCTGAAACTAGAAATGTACTAGAAAAAGATGGTCCATTAGCTCAATTCCTTAATGCTGGTTCATCTCCATTAGCAATTAGAACAGGTCGCCCTAAAGTTGAAAAAGGTGAAGAAGGTGAAGAAAAATTAGATGAAAATGAAATGTTAGACGAAATGGCTACATTTTATAAAATCAAACCAGGTATGGAAGATCAAGCTAAAGAGGTTATTGCCACTGTAAAAGCTAAATTAAGACCTGGAACTAATTTTTACAATACTCTAGACTCATTAGAAACTTCAGGTGAAGTTGATTATCAAAAACTAGCTAAAGAAACTGGTAAGGATGTAGCAACATGGAATAATCCAACAACTAGAGGAGTATTAGAAAAAGATGGTCCTTTAGCTCAATTCTTAGATGCAGGTTCATCACCTAGTGCTATTAGAACAGGTCGTCCTAAAGGTAAAAAAGGTGAAGAAACAGCAGCTCCTGTTATATCTAAAACAGACACTATAAAAATTACTACTCCTAAAACATCTACACCTACAGAAAAAGCACCTGTTAAAGCTGCTTCAACTGAAAGAGATTTAGCTAAAGAAATAAAAGATGCTGAAGCTGAAGTAAAAAAATTAGGATTAGCTGCTTTAAAAAGTCAAGATCCAAAAGATATGGCTAAAGCTAAAGAAGCAACTACTAAATTAAAAGCCTTAAATAAAGAAGCAGGAAGATAATATGAATTACAGTTATGTCTGAAAACCAACAACTTCCCTTAAAGGAAATCATAAAACAAGAATGGGTTCGCTGCTATGGCGACCCAATCTATTTTATGAAGAAATATTATTGGATCCAACATCCACAACGAGGAAGAATTCAATTTAATTTATACCCATTCCAAGAAAAAGTATTACAGCAAATCCAAAAAAATGAGTATACTATTATTAACAAATCAAGACAGCTAGGTATATCAACATTAGCATCAGCTTATGCTTTATGGTTAATGTTATTTCAAAAAGATAAAAACATACTTTGTATAGCAACCAAGCAGGAAACTGCTAAAAACATGGTTACTAAAGTACGTTTTGCTTACGATAATTTACCTAAATGGATGAAATCAGGTGAAAAACCTGCTGAAAATAATAAATTATCACTTAAATTAACTAATGGTTCTCAAATTAAAGCAGTAGGAGCTACAGCAGATGCAGGTAGATCCGAAGCTGTTTCATTTCTTATTATTGATGAGGCTGCTTTTATTGAAGGAATTGATGAGATTTTTGCTTCTGCACAACAAACTTTAGCAACTGGAGGGCAATGTTTAGCATTATCTACACCTTATGGTACAGGTAATTGGTTCCATAAATCCTTTACTAAAGCACAAGCTAAAGAAAACAAATTTGTTCCATTAAGATTACCTTGGACTGTTCATCCTGAACGAAATCAAACATGGAGAGACGCTCAAGACGAAATTCTAGGATTAAGACACGCAGCACAAGAGTGTGATTGCGATTTTAGTACATCTGGAGATACTGTTATTGAACCTGATATGCTTAACTTTTTAGAATCTGCATTTGTAGCAGATCCTATGGAAAGAAGGGGACCTGGAGGTGATTTATGGATTTGGGAACTACCTGATTATTCAAAATCATATATGGTAGTAGCTGACGTTGCTCGTGGAGATGGAACTGACTACTCTGCGTTCCATATTTTTGATGTAGCTGAAGCTAAACAAGTAGCTGAATTTAGATCACAAGTTCAAACTAAAGATTATGCTCACATATTATTTGCAATAGCAACAGAATATAATGATGCTTTACTAGTAGTGGAAAACGCCAATATTGGATGGAGTGTAATTGAACAATTAATAGATAGAGGTTATAGAAACTTATATTACTCTTCTAAAGCTGATACTACAATGGGTGCTAATGAGAATCAATTAGCTAGAATGGAAAATGGTCAAGGTATGATACCAGGTTTTACTACATCAATGAAGACAAGACCACTTTGTGTCTCAAAATTAGTTTCGTATATTCAAGAGAAATCAGTTACAATACAATCTAAAAGATTATTAGATGAATTAAGAACTTTTGTTTGGAAAAATGGTAAAGCGCAATCTCAAAGTGGATACAATGATGACTTAGTAATGGCATTTAGTATTGGTTTATTTTTACGTGATACTGCTTTACGTTTTAGACAACAAGGTTTAGATTTAACTAGAGCTACTTTAGGAAGTTTTCATGTTTCATCACAACAAGCTCCTGGAGTATTTTCACACAATAACTCAGCAGATAACCCATACAAAATGGATGATGGGGCAGGAGGGACTGAAGACTTCAGTTGGCTTCTTGGTTAAAATCCAAATATTTATAATATATAATAGAATTTTATGGTAGATACTTCATTTTTTGGTAGATTACAACGATTATTTTCAACAGACGTTATAATAAGAAACGTTGGAGGTAATCAATTAAAAGTAATGGATACAGATCGTATCCAACAACTTGGTACTATCCAAACAAACTCACTTTATGACAGATATAATAAAGTATACACTACAACAGGTGGATTAAACTTTAATTATAATAATGATTTATCTTATCCTACAACTCGTATTCAATTATACACTGATTATGAATTAATGGATAGTGATTCTATTATTGCTTCTACACTAGATATACTATCTGATGAAACTTGTTTAAGAAATGATTTAGGAGAAGTATTACAAATACGTTCTTCTGATGAAACTATACAAAAAATACTTTATAACTTATTTTATGATGTATTAAACATTGAGTTTAATCTTTGGTCATGGACTCGTAACATGTGTAAGTATGGTGACTTTTACCTCAAATTAGAAATTTCAGAAAAATTTGGTGTTTACAATGTAATACCATTTTCTTCTTACTCTATTATTAGGTTAGAAGGTAAAAATCCTGAAAAACCTCAAGAAGTAAAATTTAAATACGATCCAACTTTTACATCTCAACAATCACCATTAGGCCCTCAAGTTATTTCTAACTATAATAGAAATACTAATGAGGGTATAATTTTTGATAATTATGAAATGGCTCACTTCAGATTATTATCTGATTTTAATTATTTACCTTATGGTAGATCCTATATTGAACCTGCTCGTAAAATCTTTAAACAATTAACATTGATGGAAGATGCGATGTTAATACATCGTATTGTAAGAGCACCTGAAAAACGTACATTCTTTATTAATGTTGGTAATATTCCACCTAATGAAGTAGAAAACTTCATGCAGCGTACTATCAACAAAATGAAGAAAACTCCATATGTTGATCATCAAACAGGTGAATATAATTTAAAGTATAATATGCAAAACATTCTTGAGGATTTTTATATTCCTGTAAGAGGTGGTGATGCAACTACTAGAATTGAAACTACAAAAGGATTAGAATATACTGCTATTGAAGATGTTCAATATTTAAGAGATAAATTATTCGCCGCTCTTAAAGTACCTAAAGCTTATTTCGGATTTGAAAAAGACTTAACAGGTAAAGCAACATTAGCTGCTGAAGATATTAGATTTGCTAGAACAGTAGAAAGAATCCAAAAAATATTAATATCTGAATTAACTAAAATTGCATTAGTTCATTTATATTCACAAGGATATGATGGTGAATCATTAACTAATTTTGAATTATCATTAACTGTTCCTTCAATTATATATGAACAAGAAAAAATAGCTTTATTAAAAGAAAAATCATCATTAGCTACTGAATTATTACAAAATAAAATTGTACCTAGTGATTGGGTTTATGACCATATTTTCCATTTTAGTGAAGATCAATTTGATGAATACCGAGATTTAATGCTTGAAGACGCTAAACGTAAGTTTAGAATAGATCAAATTGAAACTGAAGGTAATGACCCCTATAGAACCGGAGAAGCCTATGGTACACCACATGCATTAGCATCTCTTTATGGATCTAGCAGATACCCAGGTACTGAAGGAGTACCAAAAGGGTATAATGAAGATGGTGATACATATCCTGATCAAGTATTAGGTCGACCTAAAGAAAAAGCATCTAGTTATAATACTCAAGATAGTGCATTAGGTAAAGATAGATTAGGTAGAGATGGAATGAAAAAAGATGATTCTGAATCTAAAGGATTTAGAACAGCCTACAAAGGTGGTTCTCCATTAGCTTTAGAAAACGCAGCAACACAAGCTATATATCATCAAATTTCAGGTAATCTAAAAAATATGTTCCCTCAACGTAAAGTAAGTTTATTTGAAGAAAGTAATTTATTAAATGAAGATAACCTTTTAAAAGAAGATAAACAAAATTAATATTTATAATTAGTAGTTAACTATATATTGAATAAATGGCTAATATAAAGCATAACAAATATAAAAATACCGGAATACTATTCGAATTGCTAGTAAGAAAAATTACAGCGGATACTATGTCCAGTCAAGACTCTAAAGCTGTTTCTTTAATTAAAAAGTATTTTGTTAATACTGAACTATCTAAAGAAAATAAACTTTACCAATCTATATCTAAATCACAGAATATTAGTGAAGCCCAAGCAGAGTCAATCCTTTCAACTATTTTAGAAGTAAATAAAACTCTAAATAGAAATCAATTAGCTAAAGAAAAGTATAATTTGATTAAAGAAATTAAAAATAATTTTGATATTGATGACTTTTTTAAAGCTAAGATTAATAATTATAAACTATTATCTTCAACTTATACTTTATTAGAAGCACATATATCTCCTACTAAAAATTTAGATGATATTCTTAGTTCTAAAATGAATATTTTAGAACATATAGCCCAAATTAATGCTATAATCCCTCCACCTCCTCCATCAGTGAGTGAATTTGAAACTTTAGATAAAGGAACTCGTGCGTTAGTTTATAAAATAATGTTAGAAAAATTTAATGAAAGATTTAATACATTATCTGATGATCAGAAAGATGTATTGAAAGAATACATTAATAATATTTCTAATACTACTAATTTAAAAAAATATGTGGATACTAAATTCACATCATTAAAAGAATCTCTTTTAAAATTCTTACCTAAAATAGAAGATGCTACTATTAAAATTAAAGTAAATGAGACAATAAATCTTATTAATCCTATTTTAGAATCTAAAACATTAAAAGACGATAATATAGTTGCTTTACTACAATATCAAGAATTGCATAGTGAATTAACAAAAATTCATAATGGATAAAGATAAACTAAAAGAATTAGTACTAAAACATCTAGCTGAACTTCTAGATGAAGACTCAGCTTCTAGCAGCGCTGGAGGATATTTAACTAAAGCTTTTGCTAGAAAACCAACTAATCAAGATAAAAATGCTCCTACAGGATTTGAATCAATGCCTAAATCTGGTGAGGTGTATAAAAAAATGGGATTTAGAATTATCAAACCTAGTGAAAGAATTGATGCTAAGGATTTATGGAAGGGGCAACATCTTGAAGAAAGAATAGGATATGCCACTCCTAAAGCCTTTAGAAAATCTAAAAAACAACATGAAACCTCTAAATCAGGACATGAAGATTTACCTAACCCTGATAAATACTTTGAACTAGTGAAATTTAAAATAGTTGAACCCCAAAAAGAAAAAAGTAAAGAGCCAATTAATGAAGTTCGTTATTCTCAATTTAAGGCTCAATCTAAAACTAGAACTCCTCAAGAACAATTACATATGGGAGTTAAAAAAATTCAACATACTTTAGATGAAGTCAATAAGTTAGTTGAATTTGCTACTAGAATGAAAACAGAATTAAAAGGTGATGCTGATCAAATGAATTATTTAAAGCGTACACATAATGCTTTATTTAAAATAAATGAAAAAATACAAGATATTAATAATAAAATTAAAGGTTTAACTGAATAATGGCAGCAGCAAAATCAAAGGTCAGTTCTACTCCAACTAAAGTAGATAGACCAAAAGTTTCTAGACCAGGTGTTCATGCAAAATGTAAAACATCTAAATTAAAAAGTTCTAAAAACTACAAAAAATTATATAGAGGACAAGGATAAAATATTTATACTCATGACAATACAAGATTTATATACTCAATACTTAGATGGTAAGGTAACTAAACAAAAATTTCTTTATGAAGCTCGTAGAGATCAAAATCTTACTATGATATCTCCTAACAACTCATTTGATGATGTTGTTAAGATATTAAAAAACAAATCAATAATTTCTGAAAAAGCTCATAAAGAGGCTAAACAAGCAGAAGGTAAGCAAGATGTAGAAATTATAGCTAAAACTATTGATATGGTTAACCCATATGAGTATGCTAATGGTATGGATTATGAATTGGGAATCATAGATATACCTGCGCCTGATGGAGATTTAGATGAAGGTAATGTACTTAGAGCACAGAAAAAAGTACTAGCTAATCTTACTAAAAATCCTTCATACTATACTGAAAAATTATATGGTAGAGTTAAATTTGATGGTGATAAAACTGTTGAAATTAATAAAAAATCAATTGACGCTATTGGTAAAGGTAAGAAAAATATAATTAGAGAAGGAATAGTAGATACAAAAACTCTTAAAAACGTAAAGCTTAAAAACGGTAAGGTTTATAAAAATGTTAGATTTCATATGTCAAATGATCCTAACTCCTTTGTAACTTCTGATGGAGGTTATATGATAAATCAAGAGATAGCAAACGTAGTTGATGCTAATCAAGAACTTAAAGAAAATTATACTCCATTTACTATAAATGAAGAGCAAGAAGCCATACTTCAAAGATATGCTGAAGCTACAGGTATACCATTAGACAATTTAAAAAATATGGTTGCTGAAGCTAGAGCAAAAAAAGCTAAAAAAGATTATGATGGAGATGGTAAAATAGAATCATCTGAAGAAGAATATAAAGGCTCTCGTGATAAAGCTATAAAAGGTGTAAAAGAACATGGGCAATACTATGATAGAGTATCTAAAGTTATTGGTGATTCATCTCCTATAAATGAAGAGTGTGGTGATTGTAAAAGAGGTGATGACTTAGATTTAGGTCATCAAGATAATGAACCACGTATGATTAAAGGTGAGTTATATCAAATAGCTAAACAAGCTACTGAATTATATAAAATGATTGATGCTGTAGATAATATGGGAGAAGTTGATTTTCCTCATTGGTGGCAAGCAAAAATTGTTTTAGCTAAAAATTATTTACAAGGATCTAAAGACTATTTAGAAAGTGCTTTAGCAGTAGGTAATGAAGAAGGAGAAATGGAAGAAGCTATTGCTTTAAAAGATAAAGCAGGTAATACACAATATGCTAAAGATTCAACTGAAGCATCAAACATAGAAAGAGCAGCTAAAACTAAAGGTGTAATCTTAACTAAAATGAACGTATAATGAGTAAATCATTATTAATAGAATACGCCTTATTTACACCTAAATCTGCAGTATTAACTGAGGGTAAAGGTGATAGAAACTTAATGGTTGAAGGTGTTATTCAAAGAGCTGATGCCAAAAATCAAAATGGTCGAGTTTACCCTAAAACTATTCTAGAACGTGAAGTTGAAAAATACATTGATGGCCCTGTAGCTGAAAATAGAGCATTAGGTGAATTAGATCACCCTGAATCAATGGTAATCAACTTAAAAAATGTATCTCATAATATTAAAAAATTATGGTGGAATGGAGATGATTTAATGGGTAAAGTAGAAGTATTACCAACACCTTCAGGTAACATCTTAAAAGAATTATTCTTAAATAAAATTACAGTAGGAATTTCTTCTCGTGGTATGGGTTCAGTTCAACCATTAGGAGAAGGTACAGTTGAAGTACAAGACGATTTCGAACTATTAGCCTGGGACTTTGTAAGTACCCCATCTACACAAGGTGCCTTTATGAGACCTGTTGGTTTATCTGAAAGTTATAATCCTAATACTATTGAGGTTTCTAAGTATGCTAAAATAAATACTTTAATATCTGATATAATTTGCAGTCAATCAGGTGTATGTTGTATTAGATAAAAATACTCTCCCAATTTTACAAGTCTATTGTAAAAGACTAACGCACTCCTTAAAAAGAGTGCGTTTTTTATCTCCCTGTACATATTTATGAATGTCTTATGATAGATTATCCTAATATAATCTCCCTCGCAATAAAAAATTCTATATTACTTCTCAATAAGTAATCACAAACAATCACAAATTATTATGGCAAACGAAAACACTAAAATCTTTAGTGAAGCAATCGCTGAAGCAAAAGCTATTAGAGAAACCGCTATGGCTAACGCAAAACTTGCTCTTGAAGAAGCTTTCACTCCTCGTATTCAAGAAATGATGAATAATAGATTAGCATCATTATCTGAAGAAGAAGAAATGGACGAAGAATTTAAAAAATCAAATGGTGCTTCACCCGATGATCAAATGGATGAAATTTCATTAGAAGAATTATTAGCTGAACTTGAAGGTCTTGAAGAAAGCAGCTATTCAGAAAAAGATGGATATGTTGATCCTGGAGTAAATGACCCTTACATGGAAGAAAACGAAATTTTTGAAGTTGAAGATGACGACACAGTAGCTGAAATTACAGTTGATGATTTAAAAGATATCATCAGAGATGTAGTAGCAGATCTATTAGGTGGTCCAGAAGAAGAAGAAATAGCAGATGAAGAAGAAATGGCAGGTGAAGAAGAAGAAGCTGAAAACAGTGAAATGGAAGATGAATTAAGTTTAGAAGAAATTTTAGCTGAACTTGATTTAGATGAAACTTACGCATATGACGATGTCCCTGAAGATAATCCAGATGATATTGAAGATGATAAAGAACTTGAAGAAGCTATGTCAACTATCGCTCAACTACGTTCTGAATTAAATGAAGTTAATCTTCTAAATGCAAAATTACTTTACGTTAACAAGTTGTTCAAATCTAAAAACTTAACAGAAGCTCAAAAAGTAAAAGTTATTAATGCTTTTGATAGAGCTGAAACTGTAAAAGAAACTAAGAACATTTTTGAAACGTTACAAGAATCATTAACAGCTACTCAAGCTAAAAAGAATCCAATTAAAGAATCTCTTTCATTTGCTTCTAAACCAGCGGGTGTTGCTGATAGAAAACCAATCGTTGAAAACAACGATTTTGTAGCAAGAATGCAAAAACTTGCTGGAATTATTTAAAAAATTAAAAACAACAAAAAATTAAAAAATTAAAAACATGTCAAATTTAGTAAATTCACTATTAGAGACTGCTAACCCATATACATCTATTCAAAAAGATGCAGCTAGACTAGCTGGAAAATGGGGTAAGTCAGGTCTTTTAGAAGGTATTTCTAATGAAACTGATAAGTCTAACATGGCTATCATCTTAGAAAACCAAGCAAAACAATTAGTAGTAGAGTCTTCAAACACAGGTACTGGAGCATCTTTTACTGCAGGAACAGGTGAGCAATATGCTGCTGTAGCGTTACCATTAGTACGTAAAGTATTTGGTCAATTAGCCGCTAAAGAATTCGTTTCTGTTCAACCAATGAGCTTACCAGCTGGTTTGGTATTCTTCTTAGATTTCCAATATGGAACTAACATAGAACCATTTTCAACTGCAGCAGGTACTAACTCAATGTACGGTAACAACTCAGCTAACTTCGGTAACGAAAGAGCAGGTGGTTTATATGGTGCTGGTAGATTTGGATACTCATCTAACCAATTTTCAGGTTCACACGTTTCTGGTACCCTTTTACAAGCTGCCGCGACAAAAGCAACTTTAACAGCTACTACAGCTTCATGGGCTGATATTTATTTTGATGCTGATTTATCTGCTTCTCAAGCTGCTGGTTTAATTAAAGCTTTAACTTTACCAACTTCAAGTATTACAAGTTGTGATGTAAACGCTATCCGTGCTTTTGCGGTAAGTGGTTCAGGATCATTTACTACAGCTAAACAATTACCACAATTTACTCAATTAAACTTAGTACCAGGTAACATTACTTACTTCTTTACAGCTTCAACTGCTGAGGTAGTAGCTGCGCTTTCTGGTTTAACTACTGTATTCTATAGTAAACAAACTGCTGATAATGCAAGAGGTGACTTCGAAGATGCATCAGGTGCTGGATATCCAAACGCTGAATCTCAAACTGCAATTGTTATCCCAGAAATTAATGTTCAAATGAGATCAGAAGCTATTGTTGCTAAAACACGTAAGTTAAAAGCTCAATGGACCCCAGAGTTCTCTCAAGATTTAAATGCATTCCATTCACTTGATGCTGAAGCTGAATTAACTTCTATCTTATCAGAGTATATCTCATTAGAGATTGATCTTGAAATTTTAGATATGTTAATCCAAAACGTTCCAGCTAACCAAGTTGAATTTTGGTCTGCAAAAGTAGGTACAGCTGTTGCAAACGGTGCTGTTACAACTAACACAGCAGGTGTTTATTACACTCAAATGTCTTGGTTCCAAACTTTAGGAATTAAATTACAAAAGATTTCTAACATTATTCACCAAAGAACTTTAAGAGGTGGTGCTAACTTTATGGTAGTATCTCCAACAGTTGCTACAGTATTAGAATCAATCCCAGGATTTGCTGCTGATACAGATGGCGATGCAGCTAAAATGAACTATGCATTTGGTGTTCAGAAAATTGGTTCATTAAATTCTAGATACAAAGTTTACAAAAACCCTTACATGTTAGAAAACACTATCTTGTTAGGATTTAGAGGTAACCAATTCTTAGAATCAGGTGCAGTTTATGCTCCATATGTTCCACTTATCATGACTCCATTAGTATACGATCCAAATACTTTCACTCCTCGCAAGGGGATAATGACAAGATATGCTAAGAAAATGGTACGTCCGGAATTTTACGGAAAAGTAATGGTATTAGATACCAACCTTATCTAAGAATATCTTAAATAATTAAGAAAGTGCCTAGCAAAAGCTAGGCATTTTTTTTACATTAAATTAAAACAGATATAATACCTTTTCTTTTTTTTTATATTTATATTAAATAATAATTATGAAAATATGATTTGTACTATATGCAATATTTCTAAATCATTAGAAAATTTTTATGATTCTTCTAAACATAAAAATGGTAAGTTACAAGGATGTAAAGAATGTAGAAAAGTTAAAGAACGTTCTAAATACACAGGTGATTATCATAAAATCCGTCTTCAAAATTTAACTCTTGAACAAAAATTACAACGTACCCAACAATTAACTGAGAATGCTAGGAAGCGTAGAAAAGATCCTAAAACTAGATTAAAAGAATCTCTTAGAGCTAGAATTTATAATAGTATGAAAGATAATAAGGATCGTAGTACTTTAGAATATTTAGGATGTTCAATAGATCAATATAAAATACATTTAGAATTTCAATTTACATTAAAAATGAATTGGGATAATTGGGGAATATATTGGGAAATTGATCATATAATACCATTAAGTAAAGGAGGGACTTTTCACTTTACTAATACCCAACCACTTACTATTACTAATAATAGAAGAAAATCAAATAAGATAGCCTAGCGAAAGCTAGGCTTTTTTTATCATATTTATACTAAACTAAACGTTACTAATATGGCATCAAATCATCACACTGATGAGGTTTTTACTCAAAAAAGAAAACCTAAAAACCCAATTAAGTTCAACCTACAACTTAATGAAGAACAAAAACAAGCAAAAGCCCTTATTATTGAAAATCCAGTAGTCGTTTTAAAAGGAATGGCAGGTTCAGGAAAAACTTTAGTAGCTGTACAAGCAGCATTAGATATGCTATTTAGTAGAGAAGTTGAAAAAATTATTATAACTCGACCTACTGTAGCTAAAGAAGAATTAGGATTTCTACCAGGCGATCTTAAAGAAAAGATGGATCCTTGGTTAGCACCAATATATCATAACTTATACATGTTATATGGTAAGGATAAAATTGAAAAAGAATTAGAATATGGCAATATTGAAATTGTACCCTTTGCATTTATGAGGGGAAGAACATTTGTTAATTCATTTGTAATTGTAGATGAGGCACAAAACGTGACTCATGATCAAATGGAGACTGTATTAGGACGTTTAGGAAAAGGATCTAAAATGGTGGTATGTGGAGATTTAGCTCAAATTGATCTTAAAGTAAAAAAAGAAACAGGATTTTCATTTTTAACTAGAGTTGAAGAGCAAGTGAAAGGATTTAGAGTATTCGCATTGCAAGCTAATCATAGACATGATATTGTTGCGCCTATTTTAAAAGTATACCAAGACTTTAGAGATTAAAATATTTATATTAAATAATAAATTATGGCTAATTCACAAGTTTGGACAGGAATTGCAAACTTTATACCAGGGGCTTCAACTCCCTTTGGTTTTTATGATAATGATTATCAATTCCAAATAGATGCGGTAAAAGTAGCAAAATTCTGTGCTCAAAGATTAGGGTATCCCTCAATGGATGTTGAGATGGATAGTGGTTCATTTTTCGCTTGTTTTGAAGAAGCAGTAACAACTTATGGAAATGAACTTTACTTATATCAAATTAGAAATAATTTTATATCATTAGAAGCTAACCCAAATAATGTAACACTTAATAATTCAGTAATTACTCCTTCATTAGGTAATATAATTAGAATGGCTTCTGATTATGGTAGTGAAGCAGGAGTAGGAGGACATATAACTTACTATTCAGGCTCATTAGATATGATAGCAGGTCAACAAGATTATGACTTAGCAGCTTGGGCTTCAGCTTCAGGAGTAATATCAGGAAATGATTCAATTGAGATAAAAACTATTTTTTATGAAAACGCTCCTGCTATTGTTCGTTATTTTGACCCTTATGCTGGTACAGGATACGGATCACAACAATTACTAGATGCCTTTGGATTTGGTAATAAATCTCCTGCTATTAACTTTATGTTAATGCCTCTTAATTATGATATTGCAACAATTCAAGCAATTGAATTAAATGATCAAATAAGAAGAAGTGCATTCTCATTTAATATTATAAATAATAAATTAAAAATATTCCCTATTCCAACATCTGATAAAAAACTATTCTTTGAGTACATCAAAGTATCAGAAAGAAATAGTGTAGTAGCTGCTTCAGGACCTGGTTCAGGAGATAATTTAATTACAGACATATCAAATGTACCTTATGAGAATCCTACATACATGAATGTAAATGCTCCTGGTAGATATTGGATATTTGAATATACTTTAGCACTAGCTGCTGAAACATTAGCATTTATTAGAGGTAAATATACTCAAGTACCTATTCCAGGCGCAGAAGTAACGTTAAATCAGGCAGATTTACTAGGAAAAGCTAGGGATTTACAACTGGCGTTAATTGAAAAATTACGTTTAGATTTAGACGAGGCTTCACGTAAGAATCAATTAGAAAGGAAAAAAGCTGAAAATGATGCTATGCAATCTACGTTATCGAATATACCAATGAACATTTATATAGGATAATATGGCATATTTTGGACGTTCTCGCGATATAAATACTTTTTCAAATATCAACAATGAGTTGTTGGGACAAGTAATTGAACAAAAAGTTGGTTACTACCAAGTTATTTTAGATGAAACTACACCTAACATTTACGGTGAAAGTACAAATAAAAAATACAATGGTCCAGTATTATTAACTTGCTTATTAGAAAGAGGTGATACTACTCCATTAACAGATGATTTTGGAATGGATTTTGAAAGAAAATTAACTGTAAGATTTTTCAGACCTAATTTAATAACAGCTAATGTTGAACCTTCAGTAGGTGATGTAATTTTATGGAATGAAGATTATTATGAAGTTAATAATGTAAATGAAAATCAATTAGTAGTTGGTAAAGATCCTAATTATGCTTATACAAGTCAAGATTTTGTTCCTGATGCAGGTACAAGTTTATCAATAATACTAGAATGTTTCTATATCCGTCCAGAAAAAGTTAATATCAGAGAAAATAGATACCCAGGTGATCCTGGTTCTTTAACAGTTTAATAATTAATAATGGAAAATAAACCACGTCCAATAAATAAAAGAGAATTTTTGACATCTCTTTCGGAACCATACCAACAACCGGAAGTGGCGGTACAACCTTATACTAATCCTAACTCTACAGAATCATTAAATGCACAACCTGGACAACCTGAATTTAATAGAGCATCACAAGTTTCTTTAAAAAATGAAGAAAACTCTACTATTAATATAGGGTTAGAAGAACATGATAATGCAATTTTATATTATTTACAAAATATAATAAGACCTACGGTAATTCAAAATGATAGACAAATAGCAGTTCCAATTATATATGGTTCGCCGGAAAGATGGAAGTCGATTCAATACGACGGGTTTTATCGTGATAAAAATGGTAAAACAATGGTTCCTTTAATTATGTTTAAAAGAGAATCATTTGAAAAAAATAGAACTTTAGGTAATAAATTAGATGGTAATGTAGTTCATAATATTCAATATTTTGAAAAACAATATTCGCAGCGAAATGTATATGATAATTTTGATATTTTAAATAATCAAAAACCACAAAAAGAATATATTTTAGGAGTAATACCTGATTATATTACCTTAACTTATAAATTATCTATTTTTACAGATTATGTAGAACAAATGAATCCTATAATAGAGGCGCTAGAATTTGCTTCTGATTCATATTGGGGAGATCCTCAAAAATATCAATTTAGAGCTATAATAAATTCTTTCCCTACTCCTGTATTATTAGAAAATTCTACTGATAGGGCTAGTAAAAGTGAAATAACTCTAACTTTACAAGGTTATATTATACCTAATACAATAAACGTTGCAATGGCAGGACCAAATCCTAAATCATACAACATAACTAAAACAACATTTACAGAAAAAATAATATAAAATGGCTGCAGGAATATACAATATTTTATTAGAACAGGGTACCACAGTGGATTTTAAAATTCAATATAAAGATGTAAGTGGTAGTGCTATAAACTTAACAGGATATGGGGCTGCTATGCAAATTAGAAGTAATTACGCTGATAATAATCCTACAACCTATATAACTTTATCAAGTTCATTAGCTTCTGATGGAACTGGTTTAAATATGTCTTCTGCAAGTACAGGATACATTGGAATTTTTATCTCAGCTTGTTCATCTTCTGCTTTAAATTTTCAATCTGCAAGATATGATTTAGAGATATTTTCGGGTAGTGCAGCATCATGCCCTATAACAACTCGTATACTAGAAGGTAACGTTCAATTAAGTAAAGAAACAACAAGACCTATATAATGTCTCAAGTAAATATAACATTAAATACTAACACAGTAGATATTAATACAACTAATAATCAAATAGTTGTAACTGATCCTACTAATCCTACTACAGTTAACATAACTCAACCTGTTACTACAATAGTAGAAGTAATCACTGCTGGACCACAAGGACCTATAGGACCCCAAGGATTACCAGGCCCATCTGGTTCTATAACAAATACTGGTTCTTTTGTAACTACTTCTTCATTTAATGCTTTTACTTCTTCATATAACACTGGTAGTTTTACAGGAAGTTTTACAGGAAATCTAACAGGTACATCATCTTGGGCTATAAATGCAATAACTGCTTCTTTTGCATTAAATGCTGGAACTACTATTAACACAGGTTCTTTTGTAACTACTTCTTCATTTAATGCTTTTACTTCATCTTATAATACAGGAAGTTTTACAGGAAGCTTTACTGGCTCTTTATTTGGTACATCATCTTGGTCAAATAATGCTATATCAAGTTCATTTACTATAAGTGCTTCACAAGCAGTATCAAGCTCATTTGCAATATCAGCTTCTTGGGCACCATTAAATGCTGGAGGAAGTAATACACAAATTCAATTTAATAGCGGAAGTCGTCTTCAGGGTACAGGATCATTTACTTTTAATTACTCAAATCAGAGTTTACAACAAGGACTTGCAGTTACAGCAAGTGGTATATACTCACATGTAGAAGGAAGTAGTACAATAGCAATAGGAGACTACTCCCATGCTGAAGGAATTTCTACAAAAACAGGTATTCAAACTGCATTTGAAAAAGGTACTATAGTAAATGGATTAATAGCTCTAACTGGTAATGTAACTTCTTACTTCACACCAGGTGGTTACTTATATGTATTTGATACTAATAATAGTACAAAGACACCTTATTTAATTGACACTGTTACTTTTAATGGATCTAGCACATTAATACAATTAGTAGATATTACATTAAATGTAACATCAGGTATTATTGGAGATATAACATATCTACTAAACAATAGTGGAACCTTTGGAAGTACCGGCACTATACCGGGAATATACTCACATGCTGAAGGAAATAACACTAAAGCTGTAGGAGACTACTCCCATGCAGAAGGACAGACTACTACTGCCTTAGGAAATTATTCACATACTGAAGGAGGAAACACACAAGCAGTTGGAAATTATTCACATACTGAAGGAGGAAACACACAAGCAGTTGGAACTTATTCACATGCAGAAGGAGTATCCACACAAGCAATAGGAGCTGGTTCCCATGCTGAAGGTAGATTCACCCAAGCCATAGGAATCTATTCTCATGCTGAAGGTCTAGTAACAGTAGCATCTGTAGAGTATCAACATGTACAGGGTCAGTATAATATACCACTTGGATCACCATCTTCGTTTATCCACGGAAATGGTACAGATGATGCAAATAGATCAAACTTAATATATGCTCATGATTCTATAGTTGAAATAACAGGATCATTAGATGTAACTGGGGGTATAACTGGAAGTCTTTTAGGATATGCTACAAATGCTACAAATGCAGATAACGCCGCTAATGCTACTCAAGCTATAAGTGCATCATATGCTTTAACTGCATCTTTTGCTATAAGCTCTTCATCATCAATATCAAGTTCATTTGCAATAAGTGCTTCTTGGGCACCTTCTCAAACTATTAATACAAGTTCACTTGCTACAACTGGTTCAAATACATTTATAGGAAATCAAGTAATAACTGGTTCTTTAAATGTAACTCAAGGAATAACAGGTTCTTTATTTGGAACTTCATCATTTGCAGCAACAGCATCTTTTGTAGAAACAGCTCAAACAGCATCCTTTGTACAAAATGCTATAAGTGCTTCTTATGTTTTACAAGCAGTATCAAGTTCCTTTGCAACAACAGCATCTTATGCATCTAATGGAGGAGTAACACAACTATTAGCAGGACCAAACATAACATTAGCACCAACAAATGGATTAGGACAAGTTACAATTAGTTCAACTGCTGGTGGAGGTTCAAGTTTTAATACTGCAACTGGATCTTATGGATCGTTTTATGATACAACAACACAAACAAATCCCGTCGGTAACATACCTCGTTCAATGTCTCTTGACACAACAGATATTACAAATGGGGTATCAATATCAGGATCAACAAATCCTTTCAACACTTACATCAAGACAGAAAATGCAGGTGTATACAATATTCAATTTTCTGCTCAATTAGATAAAACAGACGCTGGAAAAGACGAGATAGTAATTTGGCTTAGAAAAAATGGAATTGATTTAACCGATACAGCCACTACTATAACATTAACTAACAACAATGATAAAGTCGTTGCAGCTTGGAACTGGTTTGTAAATTCAGCAGCTAACGATTACTATCAAATAATATGGTACTCACCTGATACTAATATAAGACTATTAGCCGAAACTGCAGGCGGAGGTCACCCTGGAATTCCTTCTGTAATAGTAACAGCAAATAGAGTAGATCAATTTTTATCAAACACAGGTTCATTCTCTGGATCATTTACAGGACAATTCACAGGTTCATTATTTGGTACTGCATCATTTGCAGTAACAGCATCTTTAGCACCTGCCTACCTACCAATAGCTGTACCACAAACAACCGGATTAGTAATTTCGTTTACTGAAGACAGAGTGTACGGAACTTTTGCTTCACCAGAAACAGGTAGTGCAATTACTTCAGATACTGGTTCTGCTATATTAGGGGTAACAAACCTAATTATACACAGTGCTTCAGCAGCACCAACCACAGGATCTGATTTTAAGAGATTATCCGGAAGTTCTAATTATGTAGCAGGATTAAATTATATTTATTGTACATACATTGCAGATAATCAAATTATTTATTCAATAAGTCAAGTAACATAAGTTATGAGTTTAAGAAGAATGATGATGTTTACCTTAGGGGGATATTCACCAGAATTACAATCTTTGATTAATAGGGCAAACACAGAAGGTTTTACCTTACCTTCAGAAAGTACTTTAAATGCGTTAGATGTTTTTCTTAAAGAATTAAAATCACAAAATATATTACAAACAAGAGATTATCTAAGAGTTTCAGCGTATAATAATACAGGAGTTGAAAATTTTTCAAGAATAAATATCGTAAATCCAACATCAGCATTAACTGACTATAGTGGTAACTACACATATAGAGTTGATGGTGTAAAACTAAACAGTACTACAAGTGGTCAAGCTAATCAAATTAATACAAAATTTAATCTATCAACGGGGACTTATTATAAACAGAATGATGCAAGTAGGCTTTATGTTTTATCTGTAGCTTTTACGGGCGCATTTACATCTATAATTGATGGTGCTACTGTTGGTGGTAACGCAAGCACAGCACATAGAATATCAGCACAAAATAACGCTGAAAAAAGAATCAACCAGAGTACTACTAATTTACCCGTATCTGTTGATTTTACTGGGACAGGATTAAGAGCACTTGTTAGAACCTCTAGTACAGCTGTACAATGTTACAGGGGAAATATACAAACAGTAACAACAGCAACATCAAGTACGTCGAACTTAAATGCAATATTATTTGAAGGTGTTTCATTTAACTTAAGAGCGAATGGTGGATACGCTTTATCTATGCACGGTTCTTCTTTAACTCAATCACAAGTAGAGTTTGTTAGAACATCTTTTAATAATTATTTAACATCAATTGGTTTAACAGCATTTGCATAAAAAATAAAAATATGAAATTTCAAGTAGCAAAAATTAGTGAAGAAAAAGCAAATAAGATTAGAGGTTTAGAATATGATAGCGGATATTTTTTCAATCCGATAAAAATTGAAGATGGGTATATAGTAACTATAGCCGAAGCTGAATTTTTAGACTTATCTGACTTTGTTTTGTATGAGTTAGAAATAAAAAGTATACAATAAATAAAACAATAAATTATGGAATCATTTAATTCACTATGGCAACACGTATCAAATCCTTTTGTTAGAATAGCAGAGGTTTTTGATGGTAAGTTTTTCTCACAAAGAAGATACTTACATTTTTTAGTAAGCGGAGTAGCAATCTTTTTTATCTTCTTTTTTGGGAACGGTGTAAAAGACTTACAACTAGAATACATCCCTTGGTTTATTAAGATTGTGTTTTCTTGGATGGCAGCTTACATTGTAAACTATACAAGAGAGTGGTATTATGGAAAATTCCACGGTGCACCTTGGGATAACACAGATCTAGATATGGAGAGTTATGGTGGTATACTAGGAGCAAGTTTATTCCTAATTCTTCAATATTTATTATAAAACATAACATTATAGATGGCTACAATAAGTACTTCAGGAATTTCCCCAGGACAAATAATTCGTTCAGAACATTTACTAAGAGTAATAAACGCGTTAAATGGAGTTACCCCTATTGATATAATCATAACAGGTTCATTATCAGTTTCAGGCTCAACTTCATTATCAGGTTCAACTTATTTAAGAGGATTACCTAATACTTCAAGAGCCAATGTAATAACATATGATCCTACTACAGGACAATTATCATATTTAAATTCCGCTTCTTTAGGCGTAACTATGAGTGTATCTCAACCAGGAGGTTTAAATACTCAAATACAATATAATAGTGGAAGTGTTCTTGCTGGAAATAGTTCATTTATTTTTAATTACACTCTTCAAAGTTTACAACAAGGGAATAATGTTTCTGCTTCTAGTACTTTTGCTCACGCACAAGGTAACCAAACAACAGCGTCAGGACAATATTCACATGCTGAAGGAGCAACAACCCAAGCCAAAGGCTTAGGTTCACATGCCGAAGGTATAAATAATATAGCCTCTGGTTCATACTCACATGCTGAAGGTGCCAATACTATAGCACTAGCTGATCATTCTCATGCTGAAGGAAATAATACAAAAGCTACTCAGTTAGGAGCTCACGCTGAAGGGGAAAGAACACTAGCTTCAAATTACTATGCCCATGCCG